GACTTTGAGGTCACCAAATCGGACACAATGTATGTCGGCAATTACGAAATGTATCCGAACTTTTTGAGTGGTGGTGCAGTTAAAACGCTAACCACAAGTTACACGGCAACAAAGGACGATTACTTATTTCTTTTGAATCCAGCAACGGGAGGAATGGTGTTGACCTTGCCCGATCCAACGGGATTGAGTGGAAAGTATTTTGCAGTTAAGAAAATAACCGCAGCACATTCCGTGACGATTGCAACAACAGGCACGGCAAAGATTGACGGGGCAGACACACATAGCATATCGGGACATTGGACGGCACACGACATTGTGACTGATGGTATTGATTACTTTTTAATGGGAGAAAAATAAGATGGCATTAAATGCAAGTATTGACCTGACGGTCAACAAGCCTGACTTCAAGTCAATGAAGGCAGAGATTAGGGAGTTAACCGTTGCCGCTCAACAGGCGGTGATGCAGTTTGGAGAGTTTTCACCTGAAGCCATCAAGGCTGAGAAGGCACTTGCTCAAGCTCGTGATAGGATGGAGGACTTCAATGACCGAGTGAAGGCAGTAAATCCCGACAAGTTTGCACAATTGAACACGGTTGTTTCGGGAGTTGCTCGTGGATTCCAAGCAGCACAAGGGGCGATGGCATTGTTCGGCAACCAATCGGAAGAATTGGAGAAGACAATGGTCAAACTTCAAGGTGCGATGGCATTGGCTGAAGGTCTTGAAGGACTCGGAAAGGTTCAACAACAATTTGGGGCGATTGCCAAGAACATCAAAGGTGGTGTGATGAGTGCCTTCAAGGCGTTGGGCAATATGTCAAATCTTGCCTTCGGTGCAATCGGTATCGCTTTGACGTTAATCATTGCCAACTTTGACACACTCAAAAAAGCCGTGATGTCATTGATTCCTGGTCTTGGTTCAATGGTCAAGTTTGTAGGTGGTTTGGTTCAGCAGTTTACCGATTGGGTTGGAATCACATCCGCACAAGATAGGGCATTGGCTAAATTGAACAAGACAACCGAGAGAGCGAACGACCAACTTGACCGAGAGATTGCATTGCTCAAGGCGAGAGGAGACCAAGTCGGAGTTTTCAGCAAAGAGCGTGAGAAGTTGGAGAATGATTTGGCACTTGCTCGTGCGAGTTATGGCAAAAATAATGAGAAGAATTGGGGCAAGATAATTGACGATACCAAGAACGCATTGAAGGTGTTAGAGATTGAGGAGCAGAACTACCAAAAAGACCAAACCAAAGCACAAAACGATGCCAACGCACAGGCAGCGAAAGACAGACAAGCAGAAAGAGACAAGAAGAAAGCCGAGAAAAAGAAGGAAGAGGAAGAAGCAGCGGCAGCCGAGAAGTTAAAAAATCAGCAAATCGCTGATGCACAACAAGGCTTTGTTGAATCCGAAAGGGAGAGAAGATTGGCACAAGCCAAAACCGAACAAGAGCGAGTAAAGATTCAGTATCAAAATGAACAATTGGCGTTGCGTGATGCCTATTGGCAACAACTCAAAGAAGCTGAAGGTAACGAAGAAGCGATCAAGTTAATCAAAGCCAAATACCAAAGCGATACGGCAACGGCAAAATTGAACTTTGATGCACAACAAGCCGAAGCCGAGAAGAAGGCAAGTGATGAACTGATTGAGAACAAAAAGAAAGAAGCCGAGATTGTCACCGCAATCGCTGCCAAAAGTGCAGAAGATAGAATCAAATCGGAAGAAGCCGTTCAACAAGCAAAACAAAGCCTATACAAAGCGTCAATTGATTTGGCAAATTCTATCGCTTCATTGGCTGGAGAGCAAACCAAAACAGGCAAGGCAATTGCTTTGTCAGTAATCGCAGCAGATACGGCAATGGCAATCTCAGGGGCGTTGAACGTGACTCAAAAACCATCTCCCGACAACGTGGCTACGGGTGGTCTTGCTGGTGCTGCAAAGTACATCGGTTTGGCTGCAATGATTTTGACCAACGCAAAGAAAGCAAGAGACATCCTCAAAGGTGGTCAACCATCAGCACCATCACCAATGCAATCAAGCGGAGGAGGAATGGCACAAATGGCAGCTCCGAGAGTATCATCCACATTGCCACAAGTCAGCGGATTTGATCAACGTGTATACGTTACCGAAGGGGACATTTCACGGACTCAAGGTCGTGTGGCATCGTTGAAAAAAGTATCCGTAACTCAATAACGCTATTTAAACACGATGAAACTTCCAGTTTACAAACTAACCATCAATGAATTTGACGAGGAGACAGGCATTGACTTTGTTTCACTTGTTGAAAACGCAGCCATCCAAAAGGACTTTTTAGCATTCAGCGAATCGCCTATAAAATTTGCCATTCAAGACGAGGAGAAAAGAATCGTAACCGGTGCAGCGATGATTGCTGACCTACCCATCTATCGCAGAGATGAAGTGAGAGGTGAATACTATGTCGTATTTGACAAGGAGAGCATCTTCAAGATTGCCAAAAAATGGGCAAGATCAAACCAATACAATGCAGTCAACACACACCACAAAACACCCATTGCAGATGGCGTGAGTTTGTTTGAATCATACCTCATTGATAGGGAGCGTGGTGTGATGCCACCAAAAGGATTTGAAGAGGTTGCCGATGGCAGTTGGTTTGTTTCATACCTCATTGACAATGACGAAGTATGGGCGAAGGTGAAATCAGGTGAGTTCAAAGGGTTCTCCGTAGAGGGCGTTTTTGACTTTCCCGAAGACAAAGAAGAACAACTCATTGAAGCAATGAAAGAGATTCTTTCAAAGTGGAATGGCAAATAAAATTGCAACACAAAAACATAAAATCTAATTTATATCAAAATGAACGCAAAAGAAACACTCAAGGAAATCCGCACGATGTTGGGATTCTCCGAAGAAGAAATCAAAGTTGAGATGGCAACCGCCACTTTGACTGATGGAACAATCGTTGAATGGGAAGGCGAATTGATGGTGGGAACTGCCATCTTTGTTCAAACTGCTGAAGGACCAATTCCAGCACCTGATGCAACTCACGAAGTTGAAGGTGGTTTGTTGGTTACAACCGTAGGTGGTTTGGTTACCGAAATCGTTGAACCCGAAATTGAAATTGAAATCGAAGCCGAAGAGTTCGCAACGGTATCTCATTTCAATGACGTTGTATCAAAGTTGGAAAGTGCAATCGCTGAATTGTCTGCAAAAGTTGTGGCTTTGTCTACATCTAACAACCAGCACAAGGAAGCAATGAGCAAGGCAATTGACTTGATTGAGAAAATTGCTGATTTACCAAGTGAAACCCCAATCAAAACTCCCGTTTCAAACAAGAAAAACGACCAGTTTGAAGCATTGAAAAAATTCAAAAACGCAATAAACAAATAAAACTATGGCATTCTCAGTAGGATCACTCGCTAATTACACCAATGAACAGTCAACTGATTTGTTGGTTAAAGCTCTTTTCGGGAGCAAAACTGCAACTTTGTTGCAATCTTCTAACCAAGTTCAAGTAGGTATCAAATCTGCTGCCGCTTTGAACATCCTTGCTTCAACCGTTTTCTTTCAAGCGGATGGTTGCGGTTACAACCCAAGTGGTACAACTGCCTTCACTCAAAGAAACATCACCGTTGGTGCTGTAAAAGTTGAAGAAACCCTTTGCCCAAAAACATTGGAAGCCAAGTGGATGCAAACCCAAATTATGCCCGGTTCACCAACTATGATTCCTTTCGAGGAGCAAGTAGGTGCTGAAAAGGCTGCCGTGATTGCACAAACTTTGGAAACTGCAATGTGGCAAGGTGACACCGCAAGTGGTAACCCTAACTTGAACCGTTTCGATGGTTTCAACAAAATCATTGCTGCCGCTTCTCCTGTATTGGCAAACTCTGCTCCAACCACTTTCACTTCAATCACCGCTGCGAACGTAGACGATATCTTGGATCAAGTATACGCTAACATTCCAGCTGCCGTTGCTGAAAAAACTGACTTGGTTTGTTTCGTAGGTATTGACGTTTACAAGTTGATGTTGGTTAACTTGAAAAATGCTAACTTGTTCCACTACGTGGCTGACGCTGCAAGTGCAATGGAGATGATCTACCCCGGTACTAATATGAGAGTTATTGGTGTAGGTGGTTTGAACGGAACTAACAAAATCGCTGCTGGTTCTTTGTCAAACTTCTTTATGGGAACTGACTTGATTGACGAGCAAGAAGAAGTGAAAATGTGGTACTCTATCGACAACGATGAAGTTCGTGTTCGTTTCACTTTCAAGGCTGGTGTTCAGGTTGCATTCCCTGGCGAAATCGTTTACTTCACACTTTAATTTTTTAAATAATGGCTTGTTTACTCACACAAGGATTCAC